ATTTGGAACTGAATTTAAAGCCATTTTTTCTAATTTTTAAAAGTTAAACATTTTTAATACTGCGAATCTTGAGCCCCCTTCCGGAATCAGGATTAACAGCCTTTACTTTCATCTCCCCCTTAGAAACACTGACAGGTGCTTGACGTTCAGACATATTAATGTTTTTAATCTTACGCGTCACATCATCTGTAGCATCTGCTTGACCTTGCTCATAAAAGAACTTGGCAAACTTCTCAGGGTTTAATGCCATTGCTAATGACCTATGGTATCCTGCTGCGTCCTTCATCATTCCATCCTCATCCAAATACTTCGTAATGAAGTTGTATGGATTCGACTGTAACTTTTTCAGTTCAGCGGCATCGCCCGGTGCAAATGTGATATTTTTCTCTCCGACATTGAACTCAAAACCTTTGAACTCTCCACCAAAGACCTCATCTGTCTTTTGTTCGAACCACTTACTTTTACGCTCGCTTTCCTCCTGTTGATTCTTAGCTGATTGTATATACTGTTTATAAGACTCATACTCTTCTCTATCAGTTTCAGAAATAGAAGACCTACTTGACTCAAGCGGTACTCTGTATTTTTCCTTCTGCTGATTGAAGAATTTCTTCGCCTCATTTACAGACTTTTTCATTTTGAGCTTAATTTTCTTGATGTCTGACTCATCATCAAAGTCCTCATCGTAGGAATACTCATCCATAAGAACATCGATATCATCATCGTCAAGACCTTCCTGCGTAGCAGATAGGTAAGCTCTAAGAAGTTGATCAGAGTCCATTGAATCGTAGTCTTTAGTTAACTGCTTAAAGTCTTCGAATCCTCTACCTGTCTCCTTCTTATATTTTAAATACGTAGCAATCTCCTCATCCATCTCTTCAGAATCAGTTCGTTCCTGAACTAAGTCATCAAATGAATTGATTTCTTTGCCGTATCTTTTTCCCAAATATGAAAGAACTTTTTCTTCTGAAAGTTCCTCTTCACTATCATCTTCTCTTTCGTCTACAGTCGGTGCTTGATTGTCAACAACCATATCGCCTGTGTTGATAACCGGCTCATTGTTAACCTCTAATTCTCCGTTAAGCATTTGCTCATGTTGCTCATGAAGCTCTCGCTCAATTTCTTGTACACTCTTTGATTCAGTGAATTCTACTTCCTTTACTTTAATTTCCATTAGATTTAATTTAGATTACAAATTTATACATTTTTTTTATAATTTATCTAGGCTCAAATTCTGCCATGTCAAAGCCATCAAGGGAATCCTCGTTTGACTCAAAACTTTGAGGAGGTAAATTATTTTTACGTTGATTAATTAACTTAGATTGCTCTGTATTTTGCTGACTAATCCTTTTAGATTTAGCATCTTCTTTGTCCTTCTCTCTTTTGTCAATTTGACTCTGAGTCATACCTTGAACCTGCATACTATAGTTAAACTCTTCAGCCATAAGCATTTTCTTGTACTCAGCTTCTTTCTCCATCTTCTGAATATCAAATGCAACCTCTGCTTGTTTGATTGCAATCTTGGATTGAGTCTCTGCTTGAATACTTTGCATAGCTGTCTGAGCTGCCATCTGTTGAGACTGAAGCTGTTGTTGAGCTGTGATAGCCTGCTGTTGCATAGCCATCTTCTCTTCTCTCTCCTGCTTCTTGGCTCTCTTAAGTTTAAGCAATTGGTTTGCTAGCTTCAAGTTCTTAATCTCACGAATATCGATAGCGTCTTCAAGGTTAATATCTCCTTTAGATAAAGCCATCTGAATGTTTTGTTCAAGTTGAGCTTTCTGCTCTTCATCCGGAGATACTTCAATAAAGATACCAAAGTCGTAGATGTATAGGTCCTTAATGTCATTTAATAATGACACGTTATACTTACCAATCTTATTTGCAAAGTCATCTTTAAAGTCTGCGTACTCTAATACGTCAGCAACTCTATAAGTAAGAGCCTCTGCTAATGATCTAAAGATATAAAGGCTACTGTCTAAGATATGACGTGTAGCTGTATTTGAGTTAAGCGCAGCAAGCTTCTGTAAACCAACTAAAGCGTTAGGATCAGGCATAGACCCATCACGAGCTTCGTTAAGTCCTGTAACGTCACGAATCATACCTAGGTAGTGATTGTAGTTAGCGATAAGCATCTGCGTCTTGCTTGCACCTGAGTTAGATGTAAGCTGTTGGATTGGAACACGTGCGTTATTGAACTCACCATCTTGAGTGTAGCTACGTCCAATTACACTACCCGTTTGGAAGTATAGACGTAATGCATCCTCAGGGTTGTAAGCTTGGCCTGTACCTAAGTCTACCTCGTTCAATCCATCTGCATCGATGAATACACCGTCCGGAACTGTTCTTGCGATTACCTGTTGTAGTTTCAAGTGAGTGATCTGAATCAAGTCAGCGAATGGAATCATTCTACGAACTAATGACTCAACAACTCCCTTGTACATACGTGGTGCACAAGCGATATAGTTTGGTAATGCGTGTTGGCTTGATGACTTAGGACGTACCATATTCTTGGACATCTCCCACTTCAACATGATGTTGGTACCCATAACCATAACACCATCATACCAAACGTCAATTGTTTTTTCTACTTTCTCGAATTTTTCTTCCTCCATCATTTGTACAGGTGGATTGAAGTTATCATCTTTCTCAATCATTCGAGTACCACCGTTCTTAAGGATCTTCTTTTTATAGACAATCTTCTTAGTGGTCTTGTAGTTAAAGTATAGTAATGTACAAGTGTCTCTATAGAACATACTGTTCTCATAGTACTGAGCTACGTTAAAGTAGTTATACCATGATTGACTGTACTGAGAAATCTCTTGTAATTGTTCGTTAGTTAATGAAGGGTCAATCTTTAATAGCTCTGTAATTGGAATTGTCTTAATCTCTCCCCAATAGAAACAATCTTTAAAGTAAGGATCCTCTGTATAGCTATATACAATATTTGCCGGGTCAACGTAGTCTAACTGAATACCTGAACCTGCAAGGAACTGATGTTTCATTACACCAATACCTAATACGGTAATGTCATAATCAACTCTCTTTCTAAGATCCATATAATGGTTCTCGTCAAGGATTGTATTGATTGCCTCCTCTTCAGCTATCTCGATTGCAGGCTTATAGTTAAGCTGCATATACAATGATAGCTCCTCATCTGTCTGAGGCAATTGAGCCGGGTCCATCATAAATGGATCAATACCTGTCTTCTCTTGAATCTTCTCAAGTACAGGTTTTGCAACCATCTGACCTTCAATTAGATCCTGATACTTACTTCTCTTAGCTTGGGACATAGCATCTTGTGCATACGCCTTAACCTTAAACATACGATCGGACATACCGTTTACAACGATGTCAACGAACTTTGGAAGCACAGGTACAGGTGTCCAATCTAAGTTAAGATAAGATAGGTCGCCATCAATAGCTAACTCATTCTTATACTTAGCAACAGACTGCTCGCCACGTGCGTATAATCTTAGTCTATGGTAGTCTCTCCACTGACCATAGTATCTACATTGCTGATTTCCATCCTTACGGAACCATTCATATTGAATAGCCTGACCTATCTGAAGGCCGAACTCAAATGTTTCCTTTACAGAGTCCGGCACGAATTGGCTCGGAAACGCGGTGGACGATATGTTTATTTGTACTTCTTTCATTGAATCAATTCACTATTGTGTCCTTTGTTACTATATCTTGCAAATTTAATGCTTATTTTTGATTCTTTTTTCTCCGGAACATATAAGTGCTTCTGATTGGCCATAATAGCCAACCCTGAGCTAATAGAGGCATCGAATTTAGTACGGTCATCGTAGTTAAATCGGGCCCAATCATTTAGTGTCCTTGTGAACGGCATATTACCAATCTGATCTGAATCTCTATACTCTCCTGTAGAATCATATCCCACATACTTCTCTATGTAGGCTTCAATAGCTGACGCGTGAGACTGTCTAACATCCTCAGATGAGTTAGGTATACCTCCGAGTTCTCTTTCGGTCTTAGAGAGCTTAGATGAGTGCTTATCGGGTCTACTTAAACAAAAGCCTCTATAGCCTCTATTCTTAAAGTGATACAATAGCCTTGGCTTATTGTTCTCAATTAAGATTGGCATACCATAGAATACACACGCCATCAATACCTCCTCAAAGAATATCTCTGCTGTCTGTGGACGAGCTACGTACTCTAAGAAGAACTCGTTAGTTGGAGCATCATCCATGTGGAACTTAGTCATGCCATGCAGTGCACCGTTTGATCCACGTCCATCTACTACCGCTGAGATATCGTAGGAGTCACATCCGAACGAACCGATGTGCTCATTTGCAGGGTACCTTACACCTCCGCGCTCACTATACCTGTTCTGTAATCTTTGAGCAGGCAACCAACTAACTAAGAACCTGCCTCTTGGATCCGGTGTCCATATAACCTTAGTATCCTTAATACCATCCTTCCAATGGAAAGAACCTCTCGTTAAGTAATGCTGTTCAATTAATGAATCATTGTAGTCAATCTGTTGATATATCTTTGTCAGGTTAAATAGTGATGACTTACTCTCATCCCTAAACGCGTGTGACTCTGTTCGAGGGAACTGACGGTAGAACTCATTGAGTGCATCCGGGTCGTTCTTTAACGACTCAACCTCTGCCTCCCAATAGTCTATAGCTCCGTTAGTAATCCATAAACCGTCTACACCTCTAACCTTTTCCATTGGCTTTCTGAATACAGGCATACCATAGATGTCTATGAATCCCTCCATATTCCATTCCATAGGAATGAATAGTGAGTATAGTCCTGACTTAGTCTGCCCATTGGCATTACGTGTGCTTACACGAGAGTCCTCGTATAGCTTTTTGTAGTTCTCACCACCCTTACTTAACGCATTGGATGTTGATCCCATCATACACTTACCGATAATCTTTGATCCCAAACGCAAACACGTCTTTGTTACACGCCAATTGTTTAGGATATTATTTGGCTTAACCCACTTAGCACTCTCATCATGAGCTAAGAATAATAGCTTCTCACCATCATAGGAGTTCTCTTCTGTGTTCTTCCAATCTATCGTTGTATCTAACCCTTGAATCTCATTGTCATCAATGTCATGCATATTCTTCTTTGTGATCTTTGCAGCCGGGATACGGTAGGCAAGCTCTGTCTTAGGCTTATCCATACCATCCATGATCGGCCGGAAGA